ATACTACAGTGCTTTCAACCTTTGTCTTAGGATTTTTAAAGGTGACACTATGAGATAACTTAGGCATTGTCTCAAAGAACTTTTCAATCTCCTTAAACTGCATACTATTCATCTGTTCAAGAAATTCTTTCACTTCTTTCTTAGTACAATCAGAAGTAGACCATACCTCCTCTTCATTATAAATTTTATCAATACAAGATGCAATCAAATCAAATGACTGATCCATGCTCACCTCTTCAGTAAAATCAAAATTACTTTTAATGAATTGATCCAATGATGGATACTTCATCTCCATTACCAATTCATTATCTAACTTAACCTTGTTAGTATGCTCTTCACTCTTTTGTATTTTTATATCATCTATATTAATAGTCACTGGAACTTCAGTCACCTCATCATCAGGAGCAATAAGATTAACTTCAACTTCCTCACCAACAGACTTGCCTCTTATATTAAGGAACAAAAATTCAATATCAAAAGTAGGAAGGTTCTCTACCTTCACTCCTCTACTCTGAATACAATTTTTCAATACAGTTTTAATTGCAGTTGAAATATCTTTTGTACTCTCAGTTTCTAATGCTAAGACTAATAATTTTTCTTCTTTAACTAGGAATGGTCTGTATTTAACTTTCTTTCCTGTAGATGGCAACTCAAGTTCATAAGTTGGCGTAACAATGGTAGGTAATGGCATAATAATTCTTTCAGTGTCTTATTTAGAAACGTTCGTTTCCAAACTCATCAGTAAATCCACTAGGTTCATCTTCAATATCTCTCCAAGTATCAATTCTCTGAGGAACTTTATTAACTATCATATCTCTAGTCATTCCTACAGAGAAATCATCAGTAGAAGATGTTCTAAAAAGAGATTGTCTTCTTTGCTGAACATATCTAATAAAATTAAATGATACATTACATTTTAAAACCTGACTATCTTCATATGAAACTGGAATAGCAGTTAATGATAAAGGAAACGCACTTACAAAAGTATAATCAAGAGTAGTTCTAGCAGTTCTTACACTTCCTCCAGACCCTCTATTAACTCTACCAATTTGATTAGCACTATATTCTCTCATAAAATGGTCTCTCTCAAACTTACTTAAGTAAATATTATTCTTATATGTGTTGGGGTAAGCCATTCTATGACTTACATAAGGGTCTTCATAAGTTTTTGTATTATCAACTCCAGTAATATAATCCATCCATGCTTCTATCATTTGTATCACTTGATAATCTCTATCAACATAAAAAGTCAATGACAAAGCTTCATCATACAATCTTCTATAAGCCATCTTCTCAGTCACACCAGCATAATCATTATTAACTTCATGAGTAGTTAAACTAGAACCTGGAAGAGATGCTTCACAACACATCAAACTAATATTATCATAATCATAAGAACCTAATGACAATCTACTTCTTACTGCTTGAGGAACGGGCAAAGTCAATCTATATAAAGAAGATTGTGCTACATTAAGCAACCTCGACTTTATCTTAGATACCGTTAACCTTTCTGGCCTGACACCTGCCATCTATAAATATTTTAGATTATATATTATGTATAAGAGATGGCTGAAAGTATTAAGAGTAGGTACAAACCAAAGCACCCTCGAAAGTATCAAGGCAATCCAAATAATATAATATGTCGTAGTAGTTGGGAACGTAAGTTCTGTAGATACTGTGACCTAACTGAGAATATTGTAGCATGGGCTTCTGAAGAGATAAGTATCCCTTACCTATCTCCTGTAGATAAAAGACCTCATAGATACTACCCAGACTTTCTAATGAAGGTGAGAGAAGGTAATGGTAGCATCAAAACATATGTGGTTGAAGTGAAACCTAAGAAGCAAACCAAACCACCAAAGAAAAAAACCAGAGTAACTAAATCATATCTGTATGAACTTACAACCTATGCTATTAACCAAGCTAAATGGAAAGCAGCACAGGAGTATTGTTTAGATAGAAGAATTGAATTCAAACTGATCACAGAAGATGAATTAGGTATCAAATAATGTCAGAAAGAACAGAAGAACTTCAAGGACAGATTGAAGAACTAGATGATGCTGATGATATTATGATGAATATTATGGAGGTATTCTCTCAGACAGAGATCATTCCTAATGCAGGTAACTATTATACCTTTGTATACAATGCTAAAACTCCTGGTGTCTATGATGAATTTCCATTAGTTGCTGTTACCCTTGTAGAAAATTGGGGGTTCCAAGGAATCAACTTTCATTGGGGAACATCAAGAAACTATACTTGGAATGAGATTGTAGGATTCCTACATGTAATACAGAATGATGAGATAGATTACATGCGTTCATTACGTTATGCAAACTTTAAGACTAAATAACTAAAAAGAAATAGATGTCAACAGTCACTAGCGAACAATTTTTAATAGATAAAAAATCATTTGTCACTAAGACTGAGACAAATGGAACTAGTGCTACTGTGGTTAGAACTTCTACTGGAGCAGCACTTACTCAAACAGAAAAAGAAATTGCAGGTAGTTATTATAATGCAGTAGATGATGAGATAGATTATGCAAAAATATATAATTTAAATTATGGTGCTAACTTCATGAGTAAGTTGGGTGCTAGTGATGAATGGATGGGAATTGCTTTAACTGATCCAACATATAAAGATGTATTTAAAAAAGCAACAGGAAAAAATTCACCTAACATAAGCTTTGCTTCTATTGCTGATTCTAATTTAAAATGGGAATCAATAGCAAATAATAAAAACGCTAATGATAAGTCTACCTCTAGAGGAGGTAAATTTATAGGAAGATATCCTCTTAATAAAGATAGAAAAAGATTTGATTACTTACAAGTAACTGCTAAAGAATACAAACCAAATTCATTTAGTGGTGGTGATGGAATGGTTCAAGATGCAGAAGATAGAAACATGGCTTCAGTAGGAAGCGTCTTTCTTCCTATGCAACCTGGATTAGCAGAGTCAGGTAATGTAAATTGGGGAGGTGAGACACTCAATGCAATTGAGGCTGCAGCAGCTAACATAGCAGGTTCTACAATAAAAGGTGCTGGAGAAGGTGCAAAAGAAATGATGGCTGGTCTTGTAGGAGGTAGTAAAGATGCTTTAAAAACTATATTTGATAAAGCTGGGGGAGGAGTAACTGGAGATGATGTTGCTGCTTACTTTGCAGGTCAAGCAGTAGGAAAGAATGTATTTACTAGAACTACAGGTAAGATATTGAATCCCAACTTAGAACTTCTCTTCAGTGGTCCTGCACTAAGAACCTTTAATTATAATTATCAATTTACACCCAGAGAAAAAAGAGAAGCAAGAGAAATTAGGAATATTATCAAGTTCTTTAAAAAGAATATGGCTCCTAAAAGAAAAGGTAAATTATTCTTAGAATCTCCTAATGTATTCAAATTAAAATACATATTTAAAAATGGACAACAACATCCTTTTTTAAATAAAATTAAAATATGTGCTCTTCAATCTTTCAATGTTCAATACACTCCTGATGGTTCATACATGACATATGATGATGGTTCTATGACTAGCTACACTTGCAGCATGACCTTCCAAGAATTGAACCCAGTATTTGCAGATGATATTGAAATGTCTAGTAACGATATGGGATTCTAACCATGACAAATTCTTATTTCAAACAAGTACCAAACTTTGAATATGTCAATAGGACTAAAGGAAGTACTGATATTTCCAACTATATTTCTGTTAAAAATTTATTTAAAAGAGGAAGAATTCGTCCTGATATATTTGGAAACCTAAATTACTTTACTAAGTATAAAATAATTGGTGATGATAGACCAGATAATATAGCATTCAAAGAATATGAAGATGCTTCATTAGATTGGGTAGTATTATTATCAAATAATATATTAAATGTTCAAGATGAATGGCCTCTTCCTCAAACATCATTAGATGAAGTTCTACTAGAAAAATATGGAACCTATGATGTATTACACTCAGGTATCCATCACTATGAAACTGTAGAAATTAAAAACTCTAAAGGTGGAGTTATTTTAGAAGGAGGACTAGAAACTCCTAAGTCATGGAGAACTAATGGAAATTATATTCAAGCAATCAATACAAAAATAAATCAGATAACAGGTACTGAATCTAAAATAGCAACTGTTACCATGTATAATGGTATTAGAGATCTAAAAGTAGGATCAGAAGTCTATATCAATAATGTATCTTCTAGTGTATATAATGGTAGATTCCCTGTCACATCTGTCCTTAAGGTTGGAGATGTAGTTATTAGATTTACATATGTATTACCATCTATACCTGAAGTTAAGCAACCAGAAATACTAGGAACAGAACAAGTTACCTTTACAGTAGAAGGAAACGTTGGAAC